TTAACGAAGCATCATCTACTTCTGATACAGGAGCATTTGAAACAGTGGTTTTCCCAATCGTTAGACGTGTATTCTCTAAATTATTAGCGAACGACATCGTTTCTGTACAAGCTATGAACTTACCAATTGGTAAATTATTCTACTTCGTACCTAACATTCAGGCTTACCAACCAGGTACTTCTGAGCACTACGCACCTTATGGTTCACCGAACCAAGCTGCTGGTCAAACTCCAAACAGTGGTTATGACTATAACAACACTAAAGACCTTTACGATAGATTCTACGAAGGTAACGAACCAGCTTTAGACCCACCAGGTTTATTTGACTATTCTAAAGGACAATTTTCTGCAATCACTGCTGAGGTTGGTACTGTAGCTTGGTTAGCTGACCAGTTAGTTCCTTCTGCATATACTCTTTCTGATTACAGAAAAGTATTAATAGTTATGTCAGGTTTCGCATCTGATGGAGCTGGTAAATTAATCGGTCCTGATGGTCAACCAATGGATAATGAAGCTTTCTTATCTGATTTGACTGTTTATGGTGCTGCTGGTAACACAACAACATCTGCTAACACATCTAATCCTTATTTATTCAGAGTTGTAACTCAAAGATATGGTAAAGGTATTGTAAATTATGGTAACAATAACTCTACATTAGTATTCCCTAACAGTAAAACTGACGGTGGTCAATATGACAACGTATGTGATGCTCAAGGTAAAATTTACTTAGAGGTTGACTTACAAGTACCAGTATGTATTACTTGCGGTGGTTCAATGGACGGTTACACAGGTTCAACATTCTCTTCTTCTACTGCTGCTGACAATGCGTTTACAGCAACTTATAGAATCTACAAAAACTTAGAGTTTGAAGATAAGATTGGTGAGGTTTCTTTTGACCTTATGTCTGTAACAGTTTCTGTAACTGAAAGAAAATTAAGAGCACAATGGTCTCCAGAAATGGCACAAGACGTTGCAGCATTCCACAACATTGATGCTGAAGCTGAATTAACAGCTTTATTATCTGAACAAGTTGCGGCTGAAATTGACCGTGAAATCTTAAGAGATTTACGTAAAGGAGCAGCTTGGAACTTACGTTGGGATTACAATGGATGGAAGAGACTGGGCGGTAGTGCAGTACCTTACACTCAAAAAGACTGGAATCAAACTTTGATTACAGCTATTAACCAAATTTCTGCTCAAATCCACAAGTCAACCTTAAGAGGTGGAGCAAACTGGATTGTTGTTTCTTCTGAAATCAGTGCTATCTTTGATGATTTGGAATATTTCCACGTATCAAACGCAGCTCCTGAGCAAGACCAATACAACATGGGTATTGAAAGAGTTGGTACTCTTGCTGGTCGTTACCAAGTATACAGAGACCCTTACTTCCCTGCTAACCAAGTGTTAATGGGTCACAAAGGAACATCTTTGTTAGATACAGGTTACATCTACGCACCGTACGTACCTCTACAATTAACTCCAACAATGTACAATCCATTCAACTTTACACCAATCAAAGGTATCATGACTAGATACGCTAAGAAAATGGTGAACAACAGGTTCTACGGACGTATTACAGTTGATGGTGTTAGAACGTTTGACTTAAGAGAATTGAGATAATCAATCTTAAACAAATACACTAAAGGAGACAAGAAATTGTCTCCTTTTTTTGTTTACAACAATTTAACCTAAATTATATTTATTATTAGATTTTAAGTTATCAGTCCCCAGCCATAACAAGCTGTTGAGTATTCACGGACACAAAGGTATTGGTAACGTAGTCATTAAACTATTGTAAAATTTAACAACATGAATTACGCAACACAAGTGGGCAAACCGACTGCGCACATCACAAAGAAAAAGTCACGTCTTAAAGTGTATAATGGAAACACAGTCTTTCTAAATGATAAAGACAACTTCGAATTCGAAATCCATAATCCAAAACAAAAATCAGTACTTGTAAAAATCAAATTGAATGGTGAATACATCTCAACAAGTGGGATTGTATTAAGACCAGGACAGAGGGTGTTTTTAGAACGTTTCCTTGACTCTAACAACAAGTTTGAGTTCAGTACCTATGAAGTTAACGACACGTCTGAAAACAGGTCTGCAATCGATTTAAACGGTGACGTTAGAATTGAGTTCTACGATGAGTCCGCTCCGATACGAAACGGAATACATTATCCGAACACAACCATTACTACGTATCCTTGGAATCCTATTATGTATGGTGGAACTCACAACACGGGAGCACCTACGTTTACAACGACAGGAGGTATAGGGGTAACCTCAACTGCATATTATTCTTCAAACTCAATAAACACTTCGGGTACATTAAGTAATACATTTACAGGACCAAATATTAGAAGTAAAAAATCTATTGAAACAGGTAGGGTTGAAAAAGGAGATAAGTCTAAACAATCTTTCACTAATTCGTATCAGGACTTTAACTATAATGTTGAACATCAAATTACTTTTAAAATTTTACCATTAGGTACAAAAAACAAAACTACACAAGACATTAGACAATATTGTACTGAGTGCGGTACCAAGACAAAAACAAACTTTAAGTTCTGTCCGTCTTGTGGAAATAAGTTATAAATGAAAAAGGGTTCCGTGAGACCCTTTTTTTATGTTCGGTGGTATTTATAGTAAGATATGAGAAGTAATAAAAAACAAATTAAAGAAGCCACAGGTTCAGGAAGTGCGGGTCATTACAAAGTCCCTATAGTACTTGCGCCTCAAGATTGGAAAGAAAACCAACTTGGTCCATTTAATATTCCAGTTTATAGTTACGACAACGCTGAATTGGCGTATGAAGAGGCGGATGGAGATTTTAAAGAAACTCCTGAAATGAGGAAAAAAATTGAAGCCAGAACTGATATGTTATCTAAAGTTGATACTTACCTTAAACAATTTTATACAGGACAAAACGACGAGGAAGGTTCTGCAATTAATCCAACAATGAGTGGTGAACCTCTTAAAGAATCATTTTTAAAAGAAGACTTGGCTGTTTGGTTTGGAACTAAGAAAAAACCTAAAGGTTCTAAACAACCAAAAGGACCATGGGTTAATATATGTCGTAAAAAAGAAGGCGGAGGACATCCTCCTTGTGGTAGACCTGAAGCAAGTGATAAAGGTTATCCTAAATGCCGAGCGGCAGGTGTTGCCAGTAAAATGACTGATTCACAAAAAAAATCTGCTTGTCAACAAAAAAGGAGGGCTGAAAAGTCAAATCCAAAACCAGGGACTGGAAACAAACCTAAAATGGTTTCTTACAAACCAAAAAATGAATCAATAACTGAAACAATAAAAAGAGTTCTCAAAGAACATATTAATCTAAACTATTAAGAATAGTTTGTAATGAATGTTTTATGTTTTGTTGAATTTCTTCTTCTATTTTAATCCTATTGATTTCTAAAATAGAATCAAATTTTTTAATTATTTTAGCATAAGAACTTGTTTCTTGTACGTATATACTGTATGAATATACGTGATTTGTTATATTCATAGTGTGATTTGCAATAATAACATACATTGATTTTTCATCATTAACTAAATAACGTTTATCTGAAATTGGTGCGTATGTTAATTTTGAAGTAGGTAGGGTTAATAACTTATTACAGATTTCTATACAATATTTTTCTTCATCCGTAATTTTAGGACCAGTATCAAACTTGTCTTTTAGTTTAAGATAAAACTTATATAGAATTCTCGTAACATAACCAAATGTTTTTTTTTTAGATTCTTCCATATGTTAAATTTAAGATAAAAACATTAAATTAACAATACAAACCCGAACAATGTTTTTTACCATCCAATCCTTTAATTTTTCCCTTACATACTTGAACCGCATGACCGTTTGCATAAGCGGAAGGGTAGACTTTAAATTTTGATTTGGCTGACGCCTTACCTCTTGCACAAAGTGGAGTTCCTGTTTTTTTCCTACCTTCGTTAATATCTTCGTAATCAATATATTGAGAACTTTTTTCCATTTGATTTTTAAAAAAATCAAATACTTGGTCGATATTAGTTTTAGCTTCAGATATGTGGTCGTCAGCCCAATCATGACCATTTTGAATTATTTCATCAAGTTGGTCATGGTCCATATCTAACATCATTTCACACTGTCTCTTTATTTGTTCTAAATTACTAAAAAACATATAATTTGCATGTTCTTGTTCTTGTTCTTTAAGAACTTTTATTACAAGATGGTTCAAATCTTTTTCTGTTAATTTTACTATTTTACTCATGATTGTTTTGTGTTTACAATATTAAACGTTAATTGTTTTTTATAAGTATCTCTTTCACCTGAAGTGTTAACTTGAATGTCAACATAATATTGATTAGGTAATTTGTCTCTCATATCAAATATAAAATAATACTCATTAGGTGTCCTATTAATAGGTGTCCAATCTTGTACTTGTACTTCTGTCGTTCCTTCTTTAACATATACTCGGTATGATGCCGACACATCTAATAACATTTGTTGTGCGGTATATGCTTTTTTAATTGTTACCCCAACCTTTCTAATATCCGAGTTTAAGATTTGTTCGTTTTGTAATATACCATAAAAATCAAATCCAAATTTTTGAGGCTCTTTTGAAATACTTCCTATTTGAATTCCGGCACTATATTCTTGAAGTA